GGCAAACGGTCTGGGGTCTGTGCTTTCGGTTCTGCCGTCCGATGAGCTGACAAAGGCGATGCTTGAGAGCAAGGTCAACCCGACTATCAGGGCGATGGACTGTTTAAAAGGTGTTGCTGATGATAATAAGTCTTTCATAAAAGCGTTTAAAGGAGGCGTTGCGGTTTTCGGCGGTGCTGGTTCCCCCGGTCGTGCGAGAGCGCAAACTTTCCGTTTTATTCATAAGCCTGATCTTGACGGATATCCGCAAACAGCAGGGAAAGAGGGCGACCCCTCAAAGCTCTATGATAAGCGTCAAACCGTTTTTGGACGTTGGAAAAAGACTTATGAAGAGAGCACTGTCACTGAGAATAGCCGTATCGCCGCATCATACGAAGACAGCGATCAGCGGGAATTTCACGTTCCATGTCCCCATTGCGGTGAGCTTCAGACGCTTGAGTTTGAGCGACTGCATTACGAAGTCGGGACGGGCGGACGTGTCGGAAACGTTTACTACAAATGCAAAAACGATTGTGTAATTCAGGAGTATCATAAGCCGAAGATGCTTGAAAACGGAGTCTGGATTGCGAACAACCCTGGGCATCCGACAGCAGGGTTTTATATACATGCGATGTATCTGCCGCTGGGTTTTGACGGTTGGACTGTTCTGGCTCAGGAGTATGTCGAGGCAGAGAAAAAAGAGCTTCGAGGCGATGAGCGGGACATGCGGGTGTTTCACGAAACCCGTCTCGGAAAGAACTATGAAAAGCGTGTTGAGAAAGCCAGCTGGGAAAAGCTCTATGAACGCCGTGAGATTTATGCGGCAAAAGTCCCGAATGGGGTCGGTGTTCTCACTGCCGGTGTGGACGTGCAGGGGGATCGGGTCGAGGTGTATGTCTGGGGATGGGGTGCTGAAGAAGAAAGCTGGCTGATCGGGTTCTATGTTTTCATGGGCAATCCTGTCGAGACGGATGTCCTTGAACTTGTTGATAATTTTCTGTGGCGAACTTTCACACACGAAAGCGGTGCGGAAATGCCGCTGACATGTACGTTCGTGGATTCCAGTGATGAAACGGCGGTGGTTTATGCGTTTTGCCAAGGCAAAGAACACCGGGGGATTTATCCCGTTAAAGGCGAAAACCAGTATGGCTGTCCTGCTGTCCGCAGGTCGAAAAACAGCAGTGTCGAGGGCGTGGTGCTTTTCAGGATCGGCACGGATACGCTTAAGCATACTATTACAAATCAGCTTGCGATAGAAACACAGGGTAGGGGCTATGTGCATTTTCCGTATGAAACAGGTCCTGAATGCCTGAAACAGCTTTGTGCCGAAGGCTTCAATCTGCATACGAGCAAATCCGGTGCGCTTGTCCGGACATGGACGAAGCTGAGAAAGAGAAACGAAGCTCTGGACTGCCGTGTATACGCTCAGGGGGCGTTTTACTTTGTGCGGAGCCTTGGAATAGATGCCGGAGAACTGGCTGCACAATACAGTGCGGGACTGGTCGCCGTGGGTGCTTCGCCGCAGGCGGGGCAGGCAAGAAAAAAAGAAGAAACTGAAAACACGAATAAATCACAAGAGAGGGAAAGAAGATGGTAGCAGGAAAAACGGTTAAACATGAAACAAATGTGCTTGTGGGAATGAAAGCGATAAGAGCTTATTACCCCCGCAGTGAAAAAACTATCATCGACTTGATAGAACATCACGGCTTTCCTGCTGTGAAAGTAGCGGGTGCATGGGAAGCTGATAAAGTGCAGATTGATGAGTGGCGACGTAATGTGATTCGAGGTGGCTAGATGTCAATACGATATCTAGCTTCATCGACATTAAACATATAGGTGTGTATTATCTGGTAAATTATTCCTCTAAACATAGGCATGGTAGTTGCTTAGTAAATAGCTATGAACTTATGGTAGGAAAAAATGTCTATGGTATATGTAACGGAAGTGACTATATTAACCGATAAGATGGTAGGAATTATATCGCAACAATTGCGAATCATGTTGACATAGGTTAAGCAGTGTGATTAACTCTGGCATAACATAAATGATAAGTGGTGATAACTGTAGATAAGTGTGACTGGTAAGAAGTTGGTATAAAACTAAGCTAAATAGCAATAGGTATAAACAGAAATAAATAGTAAAACCACAGGAGGCAGACAATATGAAACGTTTAGAGGAATGGCCTGATAACTAGGTTTCAATAGAAAAAAAAGGGTTGCGTTTGCAACCCTTTTTTATTTACTGCCTGCCGCAGGTCGTTTATCCGGTTGTTGATTTTCTTTTTTCTTCTCATCTTCTTCTTTGATAAAACTTTCAGCAAGATGTTTAAAATTTACCCAAACTTTTCCGTTTCTTTCAGGTTTCATCTTTTCATTATAATGCTTAATATAGTCTTCGAATGCATAATATGCCGATATTATTGGGCCTCTATATAGAGCAGTTAAGAGTTCTTTATCAAAGATGTTTTGATAAATACAGGTAGCCATATATTCGTATGCGTTTAAAATATTGGTTATTGAACGATATATTTCATGCCCTTCCCCTTCGTAGTCTATCCGCCCTTTTTTATCTTGATATATTTTCATTTTATCATTTTCGAGGACACATATTTTTTTATGTATATCTTCCACTTGTATTGATGTTTTGGGTTCAAGTTGTAAAAAATTGAAATGTCTATCAATCACGTCAACGTCTTGTTTGATGTTTTCTTTGATTTCTCTGGCTACTGTCATTGCAGCATGGCGTTTATTCCAGTCTGCGGAGGTTTCAAGTTCTCTCATTGTTGCATCAACCTGATTGACTGCGGCTTTTAAAGTGCCAATGCCAATTTTGAGGGTTATGATACCGATTATAATTGCAGAAAACGTTGCTACCATGCCGAGAAAATCAATAACTGTTCCCCATTCTCCGTCGTAGCGAAAAAGTAAATAGGCGCAAAGAGTAATAATTGCAATGAATACAAATAAGGCTATGCCGCTCCATATTGGGTGTTTTTTGATGTTTGTGAAAAAACCACCGGATTCGCATATGTGGCATCTATGACTATTTTCCATTAAATAACCTCAGTTTATAATGATATAAATATATCTCCAAATATCCACATTGTAAACCGCATTATGAACAAATTCTTATTCCCTCTATGCGGTATAAAACCGTGACAAATTTCCCGTCAATTTAAACCTGTCAATACCCAATCTTTATGCATATGTCCGTATACATCCGTATACGTCCGTATACGTCAAATCGCCAAAAAACAGGGTGTATGGTAGGGCATGGCAACATACACAGAGATCAAAGACAAACTTCTTGACGACCTCGCATCGGGCGCATATGCCGTCAAAACCTTCACGGTAGACGGGCAGACTGTCGAGCGTCCGAGCCTTTTAGAGTTTAAAGAGCTGCTGAGATATGTGACAGACAGAGCTGATTTTGAGCAACAGTCTCAAACACCCGGATTCACAGCCCGCACCAACGCTGTCAGCGACTATGGCAGGTACGGCAGATGATAAAAAATATGGCACTGCGCCTTGCGGACGGAATCCAGAAACGTTATGCGGCGGGTAAAGTTGGGAATGACGGCTGGATGCCCACATCCGAATCCGATGCCGAGCTGATTCGCAAAAGCAAAGGACTTGTCAGCCGCCGTATAAACGCCCTTACAAGGGATATGCCCTATTTTGCCAGAGCTATCAACGTTATTCAGGATTACAAAATTGGTGCTGGAACAATACTCCAGTGCCAGGTGCGTGATGAAAACGGCACACTCCTCGACAAAATCAACACGAAAATAGAAGACCACTGGAAGTGGTGGTGTGAGCAGTCCGACATTTCCGGACGCAACCATTTTGCAGATGACGAACGCCTTGTGTCGTCAGAAGAAACAAAAGAGGGCGAGTTTCTCGTGCTTAAATGTGTTGCAAAAACAGGCCGTAATAAATTCCGAATCAATGTGATTAACACTCAAAGACTTACCGAGTTCGGCGTTAAGCCCGCCGCAGGTAATCAAATATATATGGGCGTTGAATATGACAAGCTGACAGGCGCACCCGTGGCATATCACATAGCACAGGACGGGTATATTTCTACTCCTGTTCGTGTCCCTGCAAACAATGTGCTCCATGGGTTCACCCGCAAAACACCCGGCCAGATGAGAGGTATGAGCAAGTTCACGGCGGGGG